CGGTGTCCACGTAAAGCTTGTTTGCGATGTCGGTTGAAGCCGTCGGCGTGGTCGCAACGGTGCCGGCCGTGGCGGTCAGGCTGGCAATCGTGCCGAGTGAAGTCAGCGATGAGGCGGTGACGCCGGCTGCGAGCGTGTTGCCCGAGAGCGTTCCGGCCGGCGCAATGACCGCAGCCGTCGTGATTGAAGTCGTCAGGCCTTTCGCGTTGATCGTGACGATTGGAATCGCGGTTGAGCTGCCGTTCGTGCCAGCCGTTGCGACGGTCGCAAGCGTGCCCGCCGCCGTGACGTTGCCGGTGCCGTCGAAGCTTGGTGAGGTATAGGCAAGATCGCCCGTGATAGAAATCGTGCGCTTGGTAGCCAACGCCGTAGCCGTGGCCGCGTTGCCGGTCGTGCTGCCGGAAGATCCGCTGACGTTGCCGGTGAGATTCGCCGTGATCGTGCCGGCGGTGAAGTTGCCGCTGGCGTCGCGTGCGACGATTGCCGAGGCGGTGTTTGCCGAGGTCGCAGTCGTTGCCGAGTTGCTGACTTTGCCCGCCGTGCTGATCGTCGCGAGCTTCGTGTCTGCGATGGCCGCGCTCGCGTTGATATCCGCGTCAACGATGACGCCCGCCGCGATGCTCGTGGCGTTGCCGACGCTCGTCACGTCGCCGGTAAGGTTCGCGTTCGTGGTTACGGTGCCGGCGGTCAGGCCTGCCGCGGTGCCGGTGATGTTCGTGCCGACTAGCGCGCTCGGCGTCCCGAGGTCCGGCGTCACCAGCGTTGGCGAGCTGGCAAAGACCAGAGAGCCGCTGCCGGTCTCGTCGGAAATTACGCCGGCCAGCTCTGCCGAAGTCGTGGCAGCAAGTGCCGAAATCTTGTCGGTCGTCACGACCAGCGTCTTGCTCGCCGGAATCGACGTGCCGTTGGCCGTTAGCGTCCCTGCTATCGTGGTGTTCGGCGTGATGGCAAACGTCGCCGAGCTGATCGCCGCCGCTTGCGTTCCACCGACTGCGATGCCGAGCGTATTTGCACCGACTCGGAAAAGTCCGGTGTCCGTGTCGTTGACGAAAAACAAAGACGGCGCCGCCGCACTGCCATCTTCCAGCTCGATCTGTCCTTCGGTGCCGATAATGGTGATATCGGTCGGCGTCTGCGTAATCGTGATGTTCGCCCCGGCGACGAGGTTCTTGGGAACGTAGAACGAATTTTCGCTACCGAGGATTTGCCCCTCGCCCGGCGTTGGGATCAGGTCGGTCAATGAAGTGATGCCGCCGCCGCCGCCACTGTTGCCGCGTGCTGCGTTCAGAGTCCAGTCCGCCGCGCTTCGGCTCGGCCTCTCGCGGTTGCCGTCGATGTTCGAGACGAATGAATCGCCGTTGATCGTCACGAGGTCCAGCCGCTGATATGTTTCGTCGGGCGACCATTTGCCGCGAGGGTTTAGTCCCTTTGGCTCAGCAAATTCCTTCCGCAGTTGATCGATCTCGCCGGCACGCGGAAAGCGCGAGAGTTCGTCGGTCACGATGCTCTTGACCGCGCTCGGCAAAGCCGACGCCGCCTCTGCGATTCGCGCCTCGGCCTGCGCCAACAAGGTCGCGTTCTGCTCGCGCTCGGCCATGAGCACCGAGTAGCGCGCTGCCGTCGTAACTTCCAAAGCCTTCCCGAGTTCGTCAACCTTCGCCGTCAGCGCTGCGCTGGATTGCGCGTGCGCGTCCTGTGCGCGGGCGATGACGAGCTGCTCCAGCTCGCTGCGGATCGCCGGCTCGATCTCTTCGAGGTTGCGCTCGATCTCCGATGACAAATGGTCGCGCAACTGCGGCAGCGAATCGACCAGCTTTTTCAGCTCGGCGCGCTGGATGATAGCCAACTCAACGAGGTTATCGATTTCGGTCTGGGTGTGGATCATGGGAATTATTTTTTGCGCTTCGGCTTGCTCAGCTCGATGATGCTTTGGTCACCGGTCACGCTTTGCTTTGTCTCTTGGATGGTGGTCATCTGCTTCGCCCGGTATTTCTGCACCGCGTCCAGCCAGTCCTCGGCTGCGAGTGGCGTGTTGCGCGAAAACTGATGCTGCACTTCTGCGGCCGCAACCGATAGGTCTTTTTTCTCCGCCTGCTTGTTGAGCCGCTCAACGATGGCTGTGCTCCACGAATAGCCCTCGTCGCCGCCCCAGCCCATCCAAGCCTGGTATCCCTTGCCTTGCTCGTCCCAGGTCTCGCCCTGCTTGTCGATTTCGTGCCGGTCGAAAAAGGCTTTCATCCGCCGCACGGTGTCCTCGGACATCGGCCGCTTGTTGATCAAATCACGCGCCCGAGCGATGCCGACGCTCGTCATGCCGCGCTGTGACATCGGCTTCTTCTCGCGGATCTCAAGCGCGCGCCGTGCGTTGTCCGCCATCGCGTCGGTCGGAATGTAGGAGCCGTCGGCGAAGTTGATCGTGACGAGATTTGAGGCCTCGCTTGCAGACGCGCGCGCGCGCGCAAGCTGGATTCGCTTGTGCATCGCTGCGGCCGAAATCTTGGTCGGCTGCTTCGGTAGTCCAGCAACAGAACCGGCTACCTTGCTCGCAGATTCCTTTGCCATGCCTGCGGATACCATAAGCGTCTCTGCAGATTCCGACGTGAGATTGCCTGCGCGTAAATTTTCCAGAATGGAAAGCACCGCAGCAATCTGCGCGCCGTTGAGAGGCGCCAGTTCGGGCGACACACCCGGGAAGGATTCGACGCCTGCAATAGCGGCATCGTCCGTTGATTCTACGCTGGTCCCAGAAACCGCGACGCTCGCCGCCTGCGCCTCGGCTGCGCTTGCTCCCACCGCGTCGCCTGCTGCGGCTGCGGCCGCTGGCGTGCTCGGGAGTGAGGTCGTGGTGAGCCGGATGGCCGTCTCAGGCACGCCGTATTTCACCGCCAGCTCCTTCACGAAACCGGCCTCGATTGCGATCTGCTCCAGCCGCGAGAAAGCGTCGGTGCCTTCCTCGGCCGCGATCTCTTGAAGCGACTTTGCGCCCTGCCGGTTCTCGTTCATGTTCGCGGCGCTCTCGCGGCCCACGTCGATTGAGAGCTTGGCTGGGAAACGCCACTCGCCCTTGGTCGCCCGGCGCAGCGCTTGAACCATTGTCTCGCCTGCGAGCAGCGGAGGCGGTGCAATCTCGCCGCGTGCGATGGCGTCGAGAATCACCGCGTCCTTGATCGGGTCGAGAACCTTGTCGGTCAGCACGCCCTGCTTGTTGGTAAATACTCGGTCGGCCGCAGCGAATTCTGCGCGGACGCTCGGCCCTTTGTAGTCCTGCGTGCCGAATAGCACGCCCTCGGGAACGCCGACGCCCAGCGCGATTTCGTGCATAAGGTGCTGCACAAATCCGGTGAACGCCTGCGATGGACGCGACGGCATGACCTCCACGCGGTCGGAGTTCTGGAAATAGCGAATCATGCCGACCTCGGTCAGCTCGTTTTTCTGAGTCTGCCCGCTCGGCAATCCCATCGTGGGATTCGGCTGGAAAAGGTTGCGCGGGTTCGCGACGCCTCGGTCGTTGAAGATCAGCGCCGCCTGCTGCGACGAGAAGCGCACGCCGGCCTTTTCCGCCTGCAAGATTTCGTGCAGCATCCGCGCCGTCTGAATCGCGCTGTGCAGGTCGGTGACGCCGCGATATTGGTCCACGCGGAACGGGTCGAAGTAGTGGCAAAACTGATTCGCAGGGATGTCCTCGGCTCCGAAATAAACGCCGTCACGTGTGACTCGGAAAATGCGGTAAGCGACCGGCTGGCCGAAGTCGTTCGTGATAATCCCTTGGAAGTAATTGTTTGAGGCGACGGCCGTCTCGTTCGGATTGCCGATGCGCGTCGCCGGCACCAGTTGCAGTTTCAAACCCTCGCCGCTGCGCCGAATTACAAAGCCGCAATCGCCGTCAATCGGTCGTTCCTCGGCTGCGAGCTGCACGAGCTTTTTGAACGAGTGCCGGTTCGTCACGTCGCAGTTTTTGCACCACGCGTGGAAATAGTCGTCAATCACGCGGTTGTAATCGCGGTCCCCGGTCGTCGGGGAATACTCGTGCGGCGTGAGGTAAAGCCCGAATTTGCGCGAGATTTCCCGAGCCTCGGGAAAGTTGTCCACGAGGTCGCGAGCCTCATACATCATGACCACCCGGTCCCTCTGATTCTGCGAACTCTCGGCCGGCTGGGTGTATTGCTTTGGCGAATACATGCGGTTTGTCCGCGCCGCGTTATATTCAAACAGCGACTTCGCGACGCGTGCCTCCAAACGCTTGAGCGCCCACGTCGGCGCGATGTTCTCAAGCGCCCGGTCAATCCAAGGTTTTTGCGCGACCAGTTTTGACGCGTCGAAGAAATCGGTGCTCATGTGATTAGTTGCCGGTGAAGCTGACGAATGTGGTATCTGTTGACCCTCCGGCCGCGTCGGTCAATGCGTCCTGCAAGTTGCCGAGCATGTTGTTCAGCGCGTTCAGGTCTGCCCGGCTCACGCTCTTGCCGTTAAGCGAGTAGCTTTGGTTGAGGAGCACGGCCTGAATCGCGTCAATCGTCTTGGTCTTGAGCGCCGTCAGCGTCGCGGTGTCCAGTCCGAGAAATGGGTTGTCGAGCATACCACTGCTCGAAACGTCAAACCGGCCTTATTCCTTCGGAGCTGCGTAGCGAATCACGTTCGCGATCGTCGCCATGCAGAGCAGCATCGCCGAGGTGTCGAGACCGTGATTCGGCGCGTTGCTCTTCACCTCGCGCCACTCCCAGATTCCCGTCCGAATCTCCACCTTGGACTCGCCTTTGAGGTGTTCGAGGTAGAGCGGATTAACATCCTTCGGCAGCAACCATTTCAAATCGCCCTTGGCTTCCAGCGCGTTCGCGAGCAGGTCTTTGAAATAGTCGCCGCTCCAGTCGTAGTAGAACACATCGCCGCCCCGGTAGTCGCTCACGCGTGGTTCCGAGAACGGGAAGTTAATGAGCTTGTCGGTCGCCTCGTCCCTCATCGTCCACGTCTTTCGAGCGTAGCCTCGCATGCCTCTCCACCCGAAGTCCGCGCAATCCCGGTCTACGTCGGCCGGGCGGTAGCCGCGGTCTTGGGCAACGCATGAATCCTGCACCTTGTAGCGGTGCTGAATCTGTCGCAGTTGGTCCCGGGTTTCGACGCGCCCGAAATAGAGCTGCCGGTAGGTCGGACCGGTCGCCGAGCTGAAAGCGCCGATCTCGACCCACCAATGGTCCTGCTGCCGGTCGATTGCCATGAAGCGAATCACCTCGCCGTCAATCGCCTCCCCGTTGCTGAACTGAGCGACGCTGTAATCCGACGCCTGCACGAATAGGTTGACGACCTTCTTCTCGACGATCCACGGCCGCGCCTCGCGCTTGGTCTTGAACTCGATCTTCATCTTGTCGTCACCCTGACGCACGAAATGGTTGTCCGCCTCGCAGAATTCTTCGACCAGCAAGCGCATCGGACGGCTCACCAGCGACTCGACGCGGAAGCTCTGAATCTCCGCCGGCGCTGCCGGGTTCAGCGGAACGAACCGCCCGGCCCGCTTCCAGCCCGTCCGCGTCGTGTCGGTGTCCGGCGACTCGTGGCCGCAATGCGGGCAACGGAAGCGGCACGAATCGACGGCCCGCGCAACGTCCCACGTCTCGTCATCGCGCTTCGCCGCTGCATCCCAGACCACGCCGCCCCGCAGTCCGGTTTCTTCGTTCTTCTCCAACGCGAACGCGAGCGGGTGCACCTTGTGGCACGCCGGACACTCGGTGCTCCACTCCTGCTGAGTGCCTTGGCGGAAGCTCGTGTCCTCGACGTTGCCGGTTTCGAGGTCCATGATCGGAGCCTGCGAGGTGTTGTAAATCTTGGAGCGCCCAACTTCCTCAAAGCGACTGACGCGGGCGACGGCGTGGCCGTAAACCTCCTGCCACTTCGGAAGCCAGATTTCGTCGTTGATCTTGTAGCGGATGGACTGCGACTGCTGGCTCGAAAGGTTCGCCGGGTTGAGCAGAAAGAAGAAGCCGCCGAAGTAAATCTCGGTCGTCGTCCGGTGCGGTCCGACTCGCGGAAGCATCGCCGCGACCGGCTTGCAGCTCTCGAAGATCGGGTTCAGCCGTGACTTCGCGTGACGGTCGATCATCTCGTCGGTCTGCATCGTCCACGAGATTGGCCCGGCGTCGTTGCAGATCAGCCACGGAACCCAGATGTCAGCGACGAGCGTGCCTCCGATCTGCACGGCCTTGCGGAAGTGCACGCGGCGCACGAGCGGATTCTGGAGCGCATCAAAGATCGGAATCAGCCACGGCGAGATTTTGACGTTGAACGGACCCGGCGTGGCGTAGCTTTCCGGCAGAATGATGTGCTTGCGCGCCCACTCGTAAATCGGCGAGCGGTCAGGCTGCGGAAGTCGCAGTTTGGTGAGGAGGGTGTCGGAGGCGGTCACGTGTGAACAATCTTTGGACAATCCCTGCAAGCCTCGCAGAGCTGGAGCACGTCATCCTCGCTGATTCGGTGATGCTGCACGCCGCATCCCCCGGCGAGGTTCTCCGCGCTTTGCCGGTCGCGACGATCCCGCGTCCGGCGAATGACCGCAAACGAAGGGTCCGCGTTTTGCCAATGCGTGCCGGCGAACCAAAAGGAATGATCAAACGTCCCGCCGCTCTGCCGATGATTGCCGAGGTCGAGGCGAATACCGTGACCGGATCGAATCACGATTGGCTTCTGGTAGCCGCGATTTTCGAGCGAGCGATAGTCTGGATCGCCGTGCGTGCGCTGCGGCACCGGCTGACGATCAAGATCAAGGTCGGTCTCGGAGTGATGGCGAAAGACGTTTCGCATCCGAGCTTCAACCGCCGTGACGTGACTCGGAACGCTCGCAAGGTAGGTCTGCGCGCTCTCGTTGTTCCACGGCCAGATAAACTCGTCGGCGTCCACGACAATCTTCCAGTCGAACGGCGCCGGCTCAGCGAGCAAAGCGTTGACCTTGTCGGCCTTGATGCGGTCGTCCATGCCGGCTGGAAACTCGAAGTCCATCACGCGAACGTTGTCCTCCGCTTCGAGCACTTCCCGCGTGCGGTCCGTTGACCGCGAGACGACGGCGAGGATCTCGTCGGCCGATGCGTAGTGCTGCACGAATAGGCGCGAGAGCGTTTCTTCGTTGTAAAAAAAGCAGATGACTTGGACGCGGATCATGGGTCACTCCCTCGACCGGTCCAGCGCCTCAGCCTCGAACGTCGCGATATTCGCGTTCACGACCTCGCGGATCTCCGACAAGATCGCGCCGCCTTCCACGTTCAACTCCGCCGCGTTCATCCCGACGCCGCGCGGTCCGAGTTCAATCGTGAGCTTGAGCCGGAGGAGCAGGTCGAGCTTTTGGCCCAGCGTGACGAGCATCGCCTCGACCACTTCGCGGTCGATGACGTCGCCGGCCTCGCGCTCGTTCTTCGACCTCGCGAGTCGGATCTGCTCGCGCATCAGCTCGGCTTTGAGGTCGGCGAGTCCGCCGCCGCTCCCGCCTACGCGTCCGAGTCCGTGCGAGTCGGCCCATGCTTTGACTTGCTCGAAAGTGCCGTCGTGCGGAAAGCCGTCGCGCTTGCGCCAGTTGCGCAGCGTGCGGATGTCGATTTGCAGCTTTTCAGAAAGCGCGATCAGATCGGGTTCAGGCTTGGGCATAGTTTGAACCTTTGCTGATATTTTCCGACGCCCACATTGGCTGGAGATTGCGCCAGTTAAAACACTGAAGCACCTGCTCTTTGTCGTTCAAATCAAACGATGCGCACGGCCTGATGTGGTCAACGTGCCATTCGCCGTAATTTTCCCACGTCATTCCTTCCTCAAATTTGCCCTCGATGTAGCTTCTGAGAAATGCGACTGGACAACCGACCACAGAAAACGAGCCGACGCCATTCACTCGCTGACTTTTCATGGCTGACCATATTCGATTCATCACCCTCCTTCTTAGCCTTGCGGACGGAATCGCCATGTTCTCGCGCCATCTCGCTTTTTTCGTTTCACTAGGCGTAAGCGAATCGCTTGGCTTGAAGTAATTCCTTCGCTTGGTCGTGTCGATCCCGGCCTCTTTTAAAGCGTTCAAAACCGGACCGGGCGAAA